AGATAGTACTATTGCTAAAATAGAAACGTATGCTATTAAATGCACTGAATGGTGTTGGCATTCAAGAGTAAATTTATTAAAGAAAAGGAGAAAGAAACATGATGGACGACGAACTACTATACATAAGTAAAATACAAAAGTATTTGAAAGAAGAGTATCAACAAATCGGCGATGCAATGATTGCTGGAGGTGTTGACAATATGGAAAAATACAAGTATATGATGGGACAGGCACATGCCTATTTAAAAATATCACAGGAAATCTCTAACCTGCTAAAACCAAAGGAGCAAAAAAATGATACTAAAAGACCAGACAACGTCGTCGACTTCGGATTCGACAAAGACTAAACCAGCGCTACTAGATAAGTATAAAGATGATCATCAAAAAGAGGTTGATGGTTATGAGCGTTTAAAAACAAAAGAAACAAACAAATTACCAAATCCAACTGGATGGAGAATGTTAGTTCTGCCATTTAAGATGCCAGAAAAAACTAAAGGTGGATTATTCCTGGGGCAGGATACATTGGAAAGACAACAAGTTGGTTCAACTTGTGGACTTGTATTAGCTATGGGACCACACTGTTATGATAAAGATAAATTTCCAGAAGGACCTTGGTGTAAAAAAGGCGACTGGATAATTTTCGCAAGATATGCTGGATCAAGAATTCAGATCGATGGCGGGGAAGTTAGATTGCTAAACGACGATGAAGTTTTAGCAACCATCGAAAACCCTGAAGATATACTTCATCAATATTAATCATAGGAGAAAACTATGCCAAACGTAGAAGAAAATAAAACAGTTGATATCGATACATCTGGTCCAGGTGCGGAGATAGAACTGCAAGAAGAAAAAGATGAAGCAGTAGTTGATACTGAAGCATCGAATGAAGAAAAAACGGAACAACCTTCCGAGGACAAAACGTTTGAAAACGAACGTGAGACTAAACTAGACGAGGCGACAGAGGATAAAAAAGAAGATGATAATGAGTTAGAGCAATATTCTAAAGACGTTAAGAAAAGAATATCCAAACTTACTCATAAATGGAGAGAAGCAGAAAGACAAAGAGAAGAAGCTTTGGGCTATGCTGAAAAAATGATTCTAGCTAAGAAAAAAGCTGAAGATAAACTCTCGAAGCTTGAACCAGGATACTTGAAGTCTACAGAAGACAGTATTGTTTCTGGTGTACAAGCAGCTCAAGCTAAACTTGCAGCAGCAAGAGAAGCAAATGATTTAGCAGCTGAGGCAGAAGCTTTAACCGCTATCTCTGAATTGGGTTACAAAAAAGCTAAACTTGAAGAGACGAAAGTCGCTCAAGAAGAGTATAACAAGAAACAGGAATCAAGACCTGCTTCTGATATTAACTTAAATAGACAACCAGCGGCACAAGGAACACCTGATCCAAAAGCTGAATCATGGGCTCAAAATAATGCATGGTTTGGTCAAGATACAGCTATGACTTATACTGCTTTTGATCTACATAAAAAGTTAACAGAAGAAGAAGGGTTTGACCCATCAAGTGACGAATATTATGTTGAAATTGATAAGAGAATAAGACTTGAATTTCCCCATAAATTTGGTACAACAGAACCTACGGAAACGGCTAAGCCTGTCCAACAAGTTGCTTCGGCAAGACGTACGACAAAATCTAGTCGCAAAACTGTAAGACTCACACCTTCACAGGTAGCAATTGCTAAAAAATTAGGTGTGCCACTTGAAGAATATGCGAAACAATTAAATATCACGAAGGAGGTATAAGCATATGGAAAATAATAACGATAAAAGAACCTCACGTGCGAGTCAAACTAGAGAAAAAACTTCTCAGAAAAAAGTTTGGGCTCCACCATCATCTTTAGATGCACCCCCTGCGCCAACAGGTTTTAAACATAGATGGCTAAGAGCTGAATCTTTAGGATTCCAAGATACTAAGAATATTTCTGGAAGACTGAGATCTGGATACGAATTGGTTAGATCCGATGAATATCCTGATGGCGATTATCCTATTGTTGAAGACGGCAAGTACAAGGGAGTGATCGGAGTTGGTGGCCTAGTGCTGGCTAGGGTACCGGAAGAGATCGCAAAACAGCGTAATGAATATTATGCTAGACAACATGAAGACAAGGTAAAAGCTGTCGACAACGATCTTATGAAGGAGCAGCACCCTGACATGCCAATCAATATTGAAAGGCAGTCACGTGTAACCTTCGGTGGTACAAAGAAAAGTTAATTTTTTAACAATTCCTAAACCGCTGGATAAACTTAACCCGTGAGTGGAGGCCCGCAAGGGTAGCTCACATAAGGAGAAAATATAATGGCAAATAAAGACGCAGCGTTCGGTCTAAGACCGATCGGAAAAGTTGGCCAGAATAGAGACAACCAAGGTTTATCCGAATACGATATCGCAGCATCTGCATCAGCGATTTACCAAAATGACCCTGTCGAAATGGCAGCCACTGGTACAATCACTGTAGCGGCAGCAACAGATACCCTATTAGGATCACTTAATGGTGTTTTCTTTACTGATGCTAACACAGGAAAGCCTACATATGCTAATCACCTTAACGCATCTAACACTGCAACTGACATTGTTGGATTCGTATCTGATGACCCATATGAAAGGTTTGAAGTACAATCAGACGGCGCAACTGCAGCAGCAGACGTCGGAATGAATGCTGACATTGTATACGCAGCTGGTAGTTCACCAGACTATGTATCAGGTGTAGAATTAGATCACTCTGATCTTAAAACTGCAACAGCACAACTAAGAGTACTTGCAATATCTAACGACATTGAAAATAACGAAGCAGGTTCTGCTAACGTTAACCTTGTTGTTATGATTAACGAGCACTTCTTGAAAGGAACGGTAGGAGTATAATCATGGCCATATCAAGAGGACAACTAGTTAAAGAACTAGAGCCAGGTTTGAATGCACTATTCGGTCTGGAATATAAACGTTATGAGAATCAGCATGCTGAAATATACACTACTGAATCTTCAGACAGAGCGTTTGAAGAAGAAGTTATGTTATCAGGTTTCGCAAATGCACAAGTTAAAGCTGAAGGAAGCGGAGTATCTTTTGACAATGCTCAAGAGACTTACACTGCTAGATACAGTCACGAGACTGTAGCTCTTGCCTTCGCAATAACTGAAGAAGCAATTGAGGACAACTTGTATGACAGACTTTCAAGTAGATATACAAAAGCACTTGCTAGATCTATGGCGAATACTAAACAAGTTAAATCTGTTAATCCATTAATCAATGGACTACCAGGCGGTTCGTTCACTTCAGGTGACGGTGTTACTTTAATTAACACTTCTCACCCAACAATCGCTGGAACTGTATCTAATACTTTAGCTACAGCGGCTGACTTGAATGAAACTTCATTAGAGCAATCATTAATCGACATTGCTGCAATGACAGACGAAAGAGGTCTGAAAATTGCTGCAAGAGGATTAAAAATGATTATTCCTTCTGAGTTACAATTCACAGCTGAGAGACTTATGAAGTCTCAAGGTAGAGTTGGAACAGCTGATAATGATGTAAACGCAATTGCGTCTATGGGAATGATTCCTCAAGGTTATAGAGTGAACAATTTCTTAACTGACACAGATGCTTTCTACATTATGACAGATGTACCAAACGGTATGAAGTACTTCGAAAGATCGCCAATTAAAACGGCGATGGAAGGTGACTTCGACACTGGTAACGTAAGATACAAAGCTAGAGAAAGATACTCATTTGGAGTTTCTGACTTTAGAGGTATTTTTGCATCACCAGGAGCATAATAATTAATAAATTTGTGGCGGGACATAGTTCCGCCACATTTAAACCATACAATAAAAGAGTTATGAAAAAATTTATAGTTACAATAAACGCCTACGCACACTACGCAAAATTTGAAGTAGAATCAGAAGATTCCCCAACATCACTAGAAAATGCAATCCTTGACAAACTAGGAGAAAATAGTATAGTTTGGGAAAAAACGGGAATGTTCGGCCCGTTGAATAGAATAACCTATGAGGAGGTTATAAATGATACAAGACCTATACAAAGCAAAAAGGTCCTTGGAGTTGAAGTGGGAACAGGAGCATCTGGATAATAACAGATACACTCTTGAGATGGTTAGAATTGACGATAAAGTCAAAGAGATCATCACAAAGATCAAGCTAGAAGAAGCTCAGATCGCCCATAGACAGAACACAGTTGAAGGTTCTGCTCCACAAGTTTCAGTAGCTACTTAATAAAAAGCTACATCGTTGGAAAAAATCCACTCCACATTACAGGCTCTCTTGCACTCTACTAAAAACTAGTATATAAAAACTATAACTATACAATTAATTAGAACATAGACGCGTATAGTCGACGGCCTAGAGACTATGTTCGGAAACTAGGAGGATATAATTATGGCAAATACTACATTTACAGGACCAGTCCGATCGGAAAATGGTTTTGAAGATATAACTAAAAACGCAACTACAGGTGCGATCACAACTAACGCTACTTATGGAGCAACTATTACTGGTGGTGTTCAATCATTATCGGGAGCAGGTGCGGTTGACCTTACTAATTTGGTAACTGAACTAACTACTACTGGAGCTGATGCATTGACTTTAGCTGATGGTACAACTTCAGGTCAAATTAAAATCATCAACATGATTGTTGATGGTGGAGATGGAACTTTAACTCCAACTACTTTTGCAAACGGAACTACAATTACTTTCGATGCAGTAGGAGAGTCAGCTACTTTAGTTTGGAATAGCACTGTTGGTTGGGTTGCAACTTCAACAGTTGGTGCAACAATAGCGTAATAAATAATTGATGTGGGCCTTCGGGCCCACTTAAATTTAATAGGAGAAAATAAATATGTCATCAGACCAAAAATTTACAACACTTACAGCTGACGGACAGGTTAAAACTTTTTCAGGAGGATCTACTAATATTGGTCCTGCTAGAGTTACATATATTCAAGCTACAGGTATTACAAATATAAAACTTTATGATGCAGCAACTGCATCTGGAAATATTATATTTGAATCTACTTTTGGGAGTGAAGGATTAGATATGTACATACCTGGAAATGGTATTAGATTTGAAAATACTATTTATGCAGACGTAACTGGATCGGGATCTGTTACTATCGGATACACTGGCTAGGAGGCTAAATGGCTAACACTACCTCGGGTACAACTACTTTTGATAAGACTTTTGCTATTGATGAAATAATAGAAGAAGCTTATGAAAGAATAGGTATGCAAGGTGTATCTGGTAATCAGTTACGACTTGCAAGACGTTCTTTAAACATAATGTTTCAAGAGTGGGGAAACAGAGGACTTCATTATTGGGAAGTTGCTAATAACTCATTTACATTAGTAGATGGCCAAGCTGAATATACTATGTTCAGATCTACAGGAGACGGAACTTCAAGTGCCACAGCAGTTTATGGTGTTGATGATGTGTTAGAAGCTGTATATAGAAATGCTTCTAATGTTGATTCACCTCTTACAAAAATTAATCGGTCGACATATCAAGGTCTTTCAAATAAAACTTCTGAAGGAACACCCACACAATATTTTGTACAAAGATTTATTGATAAAGTTACAGTAACTTTATATTTAACTCCAGGAAGTTCTCAAGCTGGACACACAGTTAATTATTATTACGTAAAAAGAATTCAAGATGTAGGAGGCTATACAAATGCAACTGATGTACCATATAGATTTGTACCTTGCATGGCATCTGGTTTAGCTTTTTATTTAGCACAAAAATTTAATCCACAATTAGTTCAGCAAATGAAATTGCTGTATGAAGATGAACTAAACAGAGCTTTACAAGAAGACGGTTCTTCTTCAAGCTCATACATTACACCTAAAACCTATTACCCAGGAACTTAATGACAGCGTTTTCAAAAGGTAAATACGCTCAGTTCATATCAGATAGATCGGGGCAAGCTTTTCCATATACAGAAATGGTTAGAGAATGGAATGGTGCAAGAGTTCACATTTCAGAATTTGAACCAAAGCAACCACAGTTACAACCAAAACCCGTAGGAGCAGATGCTCAAGGTTTACCTCAAGCTAGACCTGCAAGAGTTGAACCTGCAACTACAATTATTGCACCGGAGAATTCTATATCAGCAACAAGTGGATCAGGAACCATGACTGTGACTATGGGACCAATAGTTAACTCTACTTTAGAAGCAAAAGTTGCAGATACTAATCCATATCAAACAGGTGATGTAGTAAGAATATCAGATTTACAAAGTGATATAGGTGGTTTGACAGTAGATAATTTTCAAACAGAAACAACATTAGCTTCTAATATATCAGCATCAGCTACAACTATTTCATTAACAGATGCATCTAAATTTCCAACTAGTGGATACATTGTGATACAAAAAGTTTTAACATCTTCTGATACATCAGATCCTGTGCAAGTGGGAAATATTGCAGATGAAGTTATTCAATACACAGGCAAGAGTAGCAACGATTTAACTGGTTGTACTAGAGGAACTTCTGGTATAATATACGGCGTAAGACAGCCAACAACTACAGCTGGAACACATTCATCTGGTGCAAAAGTATTTGGATCATTTGTTGTAACCAGATTAACAAGAACTGTTGGTTCAGTTTCTTACAGTTGTCAATTTACATTTAGCACTGTATCTAATGCAACAGCAACTGATTCAGGATCAGGTGGTACTACAATTACTACAGGTCCAGTAAATATAAGACGAGGATAATATGGCAGGATTTACATACGCAACATTAACAACAGCAATTCAAAATTATACTGAAACGGATACAAACGTTTTAACTGCTACTATTACAGATCAATTTATTGAAAATTCTGAACTTAGAATTTTAAGAGATGTGCCATTAGATGCATATAAAAAACAATCTATTGGTAATTTAGTTACAGGACAGAATACAATTAACGTGCCCGCTCAAACTTTATTTGTTAAAGGTGTACAAGTTTATGATTCAACTTCTGCTTCAACAGGTAATAATGTTTGGTTAGAGAAAAAAGATGAATCTTATTTACAAGAATATCAACCATCCACAGAAACTTCAGCTAGAGCACAGCCAAAATACTATGCTATGTTTGGTGGAGCAACGGGTGTAAGTGATACTACTTCAGGAAGATTATTCCTGGCGCCTGCACCAGATAACACGTACGTATTTAAAATACACTATGAAGCAATTCCAACTGGATTATCGGGTTCAAATACCACAACTTATGTGAGTCAATATTTTCCAAATGGCTTATTATATGCTTGCTTAGTGGAGGCATTTTCTTATTTAAAAGGTCCAACAGATATGTTGACATTATATGAAAATAAATATAAACAAGAGGTAGAGAAGTTCGCAGCAGAACAACTTGGTAGACGTAAAAGGGACGACTACACGGATGGTACAGTTCGTATTAAAGTTCCTTCACCGACACCTTAATAGGAGAAAAAAATTATGGCAATAACATCAGCAATATGTTCAAGTTTTAAACAAGAACTTTTAGAAGGAAAGCATGACTTTCAAACATCAGGTTCTGGTGGTCATACTTTTAAAATAGCTTTATTTACAAGTTCAGCATCTTTAGGTGCAGCAACAACTGACTATTCAACTTCAAACGAAATTACAAATACATCTGGATCAGCATACTCTGCTGGTGGTAAAGCATTAACAAACACAGGAGTTGGTTTAACTTCAACAACTTCGTTCACAGATTTTTCTGATATCTCATGGACATCAGCTTCATTCACTGCAAATGGTGCAATGATTTATAATACAACAACAGATGGTGGTTCAGGTACAACTGATGCTGTTTGTATTATAGCTTTTGGTTCTGATAAAACTGCAACTAACGGAACTTTCGAAATACAGTTTCCTGCAAACGATTCATCAAACGCAATCATAAGATTAGCATAAGGA